AGGTGTTACTCCAGAACAAGTAGGTGATGGAGTTGTTAAAGCGCTCACAAGAGATTACTCAGATTTGATGAAAGTAATTAACAAGGATAAGTAATGGCATCCACAATTGAAAACAACCTAAATCCAGATACTCATTTTGGTTTATCGTTTCCACTTGGATACGCTAATAATGGATTGTTTAATAGAACACAAACTCTTGAACAACAAGCAGTTCATAACATAAGAAATCTGTTACTTACAAATCTTGGTGAAAGACCACATCAACCAGAATTTGGTTCAAGATTGTTAGAAGTTGTATTTGAGTTTAAAGATGATGCTTTGATTGAAGAAGTTATTAATGAAGCTGTTAACAAGTGGTTACCTTACATATCAATAAATTCAGTCACCACAACAGTTGATAATGTAAATCCAAACAGACTTAATGTTTCAATTGATTTTTCAGTATCAACTACACCTGATGCAACAGAACAAATAGTTTTAGACTTTAATACCGCAGGATAGGAGAAAGTAAATGCCTACAAACACAACGGGTCCATTAAAAGACGTATCTAAAGAAGTCAAATATCTTAATAAAGATTTTGAAGGTTTTAGAAATGATTTGATTGAATTCGCAAAATCTTATTTTCCAAACACATATACAGATTTTAATGAATCTTCACCAGGCATGATGTTTATTGAAATGGCATCTTACATAGGTGATGTTCTTTCTTATTATATAGATAGTCAGTTCAAAGAATCTATCCTAGCATACGCTGAAGAAAAAAGAACAATTTATAATATTGCACAATCATTGGGATACACACCAAAAATTAGTTTTCCTGCTACAACTGTGTTAGATGTATATCAAACTGTTCCAGCTATAGGAACAGGAGATTCTACAAGACCTAATATGGATTACGCTTTAAGTGTAACTAACAACACCAAAGTTAAATCTGAAAGCACAGGTAAAACATTTAGATTTATGGATAACGTGAACTTTAAATATTCAAGTTCTTTCGACCCTACCGAAGTTAGTATTTTTGAAACAGATTCAAATGTTCCTACAAAATACTTGTTAAAGAAAAGAGTTAGAGCTATTAGTGGTGAACTAAAAGAAGAGTTGGTGACATTCACATCTGCTGTCAAGTATGATAAGATAGTATTGGGTAATCCTAATGTCATAGAGATTATGTCATGTGTGGATAGTGATGGTAATAGTTGGTATGAAGTTCCTTTCTTAGCACAAGATACAATTTTTGATGAGGTAGAAAACACATCAGCAAATGATTCTGAGTTGACACAATTTAATGATACAGCACCTTATCTACTAAAGTTAAGAAAGACACCACGAAGATTTACAACATTTATCAGAGATGATAATAGAACTGAGTTGAGATTTGGTGCAGGTGTATCAGATAATCCTGATGAGGAGATAGTTCCAAATCCAGATAGAGTTGGTTCATCACTAGCAAGTGGTGTTAGTAAATTAGATACTGCATTCGATCCCGCAAACTTTCTAAATACAAGAACTTATGGATTAGCACCAGCCAACACAACATTGACAATTAAGTATACTGTAGGTGGTGGTATTGAAGACAACGTTCCTGCTAATGATATTAAAAATCTAAACGATGTTACTTTTGATGTAGACGAAACTAACTTAGTAGCAGCAACAGTTCAAGATGCAAAAGATTCTGTAGCAGTCAATAATCCAGACCCAGCTGCAGGTGGTAGAAGTGGTGAGTCTTTAATAGAAATTAAAAACAATGCACTTGCTTATTTTCAAGCACAGAGTAGAGCAGTTACAAAAGAAGATTATATGATAAGAGCATTATCGTTACCACAAAGATTTGGAAACATAGCAAAGGTTTACATAGTTCAAGATGAACAACTCAATCAAGCTGAAGAGAATGTTCAAGATAATGAGGGAGCTGCAGCACCACAATTTGAAGAACAAGTTGAAAATATAAGTCCTTTGGTTCAAGAAGCAGCAGATTTAAAAACAGCAAAAGCAGAAGCTAAAGTTGAAAGTGCTGCAAAGGTTAGAGAAAAAATAGCAAAAGCTAGAATGACTTCACCAAAAACACAAGAAAATGAACCAGATGTATCGTTTGGTGGTAGCGGAGCATCAGCAACAAATCCACGTGGTAGAGGAGGATACTAATGGCTACTAAAAAAGCATCAAGAATACCTAATCCATTAGCATTGAATATGTATGTGTTAGGATATGACTCAAGAAAAAAATTAGCAAACTTAAATCAAGCAGTAAAAGAAAACTTACAAACTTATCTTGGACAATACAGAATGGTTACGGATGCAATTAATATTAAAAATGCTTTCGTAATAAACATCGGTGTTCAGTTTAGTATCATGACACGACCAAACTTTAATAAGAACGAAGTTTTGATAAGAGCTATCGAAGAAGTAAAAACATTTTTTGATATCGACAGATGGCAAATAAATCAACCAATCGTTTTATCTGATTTAGTTTACAGATTGAGTTTAGTAGATGGTGTAGCTACTGTAGTTCCACCTGTAGAAAATAATAAACAATCCTTACCAATCGTTATAACAAATAAATACAAATCAGCAAATGGTTACTCTGGCAATCTATATGATATAGATGCAGCTACTAAGAATGGTATAATCTATCCATCATTAGACCCATCAATTTTTGAGTTGAAATATCCTGGCACAGATATTGAGGGTAGAGTAGTAGGAGATAACTAATGCATTATTTTGAATTCGCTACAGCAGATGCAACATTATATGAGGGTGAAGCAACCCAATCAGTAAACACAGGTTTAGACCCCATACTTGAAGTTCGTAAAGACATGAATGATACTGGTACGGTTATAAACGTATCAAGAGCATTGGTAAAGTTTGATATGAGTTATATAAGTGCTTCAGTTCAAAATGGATTGATACCTAAATCAGCAAAGTATTATCTTAATCTATATGATGCAGGTTCAAGTGATTTACCATCATCACAAACACTTTACGCTTATCCAGTAAGTCAATCATGGACTATGGGTGACGGAACATATCATTCTAATCCACAGATTACAGAGGGTTGTAGTTGGAGATATAGACATGGTGAGATAGATGGAACACAATGGATAAGTGGTAGTAACAATACTGGTGGAACTTGGTTTAGTGGTAGTTACGCAAACGGAACAAGAAACTTTACACGTTCTGCTTCTTTAGAATATGAGACAACCGATATCCGTATGGATGTTACTGACATAGCACACGCTTGGATTTATAGTGGTTCACTATATGCTAATGAGGGTTTCATGGTAAAACGTAGTGGTAGTGTTGGTAACACAGATAGTGGTAGTGGAGTTCAAGAGGGTGATGGTATACAATACGGACAACTTAAATTTTTCTCAAGAGATACATCCACTATCTATCCACCTAAGTTAGAAGTTGAGTGGGATGACCATAGTTGGAGCACAGGTTCTCTTGAACCACTCACAGGTTCAGCTTTAGAAGACACTGTAATTTACTTCAAGAACTTACGTGAAGAGTATAAACAAAATAGTAAAGTTAGATTTAGACTTGTAGGTAGAGAAAGATATCCTAAGAAAACATACTCAACCACAGCAGCTGAAGTAGCAGTAAAATATTTACCAAGTGGTAGTCAGTTTATAGAACATGGAACTTATTATCAAGTAAGAGATGCAGTAACAGACGATGTAATAATTCCTTACGGAACAGGTTCAATTGTTAGTTGTGATACAGAAAGCAACTTCTTTAATATTTGGATGAATGGTTTCCAACCAGAAAGATATTATAAGTTTGAGATAAGAGTGGTGACAGGTTCTAAATCAAGTCAAACTCAAATAGTAAACGAATATGATAATGAATATGTATTCAAAGTAAGTAGATAATGCCTTATACAAAAGAACAACTCAAAAATAATGAACATTATGAGAGAGTGATAGAAGCAACTCGTAGAGAACAAATAAATACTTTTGTTAAAGATGAGAGAAACTTTGAAGCTTCTGGCTCTAACTCTGCCGCAGCTAAAACTCTAAGAATGAAGTCAGGTGAATTTGTTTCTATACCTGAGATAGAAGACGATCCTACACAAAAGATAGTTGTTAAGAACGAAACCTATTACGTAACTGAAGATGCTGATAAGTTTATTGATACTAATATAAATGAGTTACTCAATAACAATCCCGTTCAGACTTTAACTGTAGGTGAGTTTTTTAGGGAATATGAAAAACTAAAAGATACCATTCAATCAGAGGGTGCATTAGAATCTCATAGATACTTGTATGAGCAGGCTTTGATATATCTTAATCAAGGTGATGAACTTGCTGATATGAAAGCAGAATTACAAAGGGAGATTGACAACCTAAGACAATTACAGGTTGAACTTCAAGCAGAGATACAAGAAAATGTTGAAGAAGATAAAGTAGACGCTGCGTTTGCAGAGTATCAAGCAAGAATGGAATTGTATAAAAATACAACTAAAGCATACACAAGACAAGAGTGGGATAGTAACGGACAACCAAAAGCATCAGAGACGGCTGGATATCAAGCTCTAAGATTTATTAGACATCCACTTGGAAACAATCCAGGTAAAGAACATACTCAACAACACGTAAAAGTTACGTATGTCGGTTACAAACGAAAAAATAACAAAAAACAAAGAAAAAATCAAACACCTGTAACATTTAGTGTAGAAGCAGTTGGAGACCCAACACTAACTTACGAATGGCAAGATGCAGCAACAGGAACAAGTGTTAAGTTTCATGAAAAAGCAAAATATTTTAAAGGTGAAGACACAGCAATACTATCAGTAAACAATGGTTATAGATATGGTAGTGGTTTTGGTCCTACGTTAAGATGTAAAATAACAGACCAATCAGGTGAAAGATTTTCAGAGAATTGTGAAATAAGTAGAAGAAATGTTAGAGCTAGGAAATAAAAATGCCAAGTAAACAGATACCAGACTCAAGTATAAGTAGAGAAAATATAGAATCAGATTTTGGTAGATTTCCAACTGATTTTATAGAATACTGCGTATATGATTCCGATGATAATTTTATCGTTGCTAAAATAATAGATGGTGGTGCTAAATCAGATTTAGTCGAATTAAATCCTGGCAGAGATTTAAGAAATTGTGGTTTAGTAGCAGGAAAGTATAAAATAGTATACAAATTTTTGAGACAAAGAGGTGGTAAACCAAGAGTATTTTTTGTAGATGAAGTAGGTGAAATGTGGAATGGTGACATTCGTCAAGAGGGTGATAGATACTTTAAAGGTGCAGAATTAGATTTGAATAATTCTACTACAAGAGAAGAAGTTTTTATTTTTGATGATACATACGTGGTTCATGAAATATCACCATCAAGACAAGAAGTTAGAATAATACCAAAGGCTTCAGATATATCAGAATACCAAAATGGATTTGCTTCTTTAAACTTCAAGGAGTTTAGATACAATCCAATCCTAACTGATATAGCAGGTGATGGAAAGATTGACAGTGCAGACCCATTTAAGTTTACGTCTACATTAGATGATTCTGATGGTGGATTTAGAGAAGAAATGGTTGGTGGTTTTATAGAGATACAAAACGCATTTATTACAGGATACGAAGAAACAGTTTCATACAAACAAGTTCCTAATCCTGCTTTTGTAGCAAGTCAACCTACCGATGAACCACCACCTGTTAACAGAATAAATTTAGCAAAAGAAGTAGCAAGAGAAAGAGCAGATGTTGAAAGAGCTAAACAATTACAACCAAAGGTAGCTAAAGAAGATTCAGCTGAAGAAAGAAATCCTCTTAAACCAAGAAGTTCAAGAGTTAGAGCAACTACAAATACTAACAGAGGGTCATCTACTGCAAGAGATGATTTTGATTTATAATGGCTAGGTCAAGAAGAGAAGAATTTTTATATGGTGAACGTCAAGGTATGGCTGAAGTTGGAGTTGGTCCTTCTGAGCCAGAATCTACACCTACCGATCCTGGCTTAGGACAATCTGCAGAGAGTGAAGTTGCTATGGATACTTATGGTTCTCAAGAGAATACTGCTAGAGAGGTTATAAGAGCAGCTCAAACCGATGAGGATCCTGAACCAGGTGCACCAAGTTTAGAAAAACTTACACCACCACCACCTCTACCAAAAGAAACTAAATTAGCAGAACCTGACATTGTTCCAGCTACTGTGAGACCAGCACCACCTCAAAATCCACCACCACCTACACCTGAATTTTTAACAGAAGAGGTTAGAACTTTTAAACCCATATACAGGTCTTTCAGAGCTCAAGTTGTAGAAGTCATAAATAGGAATACAGTAAAACTTGATACTGACTTTAATCAGAAAGCTCAAGAGAATGGTGTGGTTGAGGGTGACTATCAAGGAACAGACCCAAGAGCAAGGTTGACATATAATGTTACGTATCCAAATTTTAGAATAGATGATTTAAAAACAAGCCTACACTTCGACGAAGATAAAAATGCATTGGTGACTAATATGCAGTTAGATGACACTACTGTTACTGAGTATCCACATTCATTTGTAATGAAGTTAGATGAACCACTTGATTCAACTATAGTAAAGGGTAATGAATTATTAGTAGCAGATGAAATAATACCTCCCGTTACAGAAGAGGTTGTCTTAGTTCCACCAGCAGAGGAAGACAACTACACAGTTCTTAGGAGTCCTAATACTGACGAATTGGGTGATTCACCAAGAAATAGAGGAACAAATTTTGTAACTCAAGATACATTAAAGACGACCGACCCAAGAATTAAAAAAGACTTTGAGGATACGTTAGTATCTGCAAGTTTAGCAAGTGTAGATTTAAACATAGATTATTCCGTCTATGGTAATTTTGTAAACTTTAGTTCTGCAGAACAACGATTAAAGAATTTCAAGTCTAAGGTTACTAATATAGATACTTACACAGCAGAGAGTTCTTCACTTGTAGCAGTTAGTGCATCTGGTGCAGATGTAAGAAAGTGGGATAGAAAGATAAGAGAAGTAAAACAAAACTTTACACCATACGAAAAATATCTATGGGAAAACTCTACTTCATTTGTATCGGGTTCTGTATTGAGAGATACAGTTAGATATGACGCTGCCTGGCCTAAGTCAGGTGGTTCTGGCACATACGCAGATCCGTATATAAATTATCCTGTTACTTCCTCACAAGCAATAGCATGGTTTGATGGACAAGTGACAAGTGCTAGTGCATACGATGCAGCAAATAGAAATAGTGTAAAAAATCTATTACCACAATTTGTCAGAGAAGATAGTGGTAATGATGACTTTATCAAGTTTGCTGGAATGATTGGTGAGTTTTATGATAACATATGGACATACATTAAACATATGGATAAGATACACGATCGTAGTGAAGGTATTGTAGATAGGAATGAGGGTTTTCCAGATGACTTGGTATTTGATGTAGCAAAAGGTTTAGGATTGAATGTAAAGTCAAACAAAGATTTGATTTCATTAGAAAGATGGCATTTAGGTCAGTATCTATCAGGTTCTACCTATGTTCAGTATTCTTCTACACCAGAAAAGAAAATACAACAAGAAATTCAAAAAAGACTTGTCAACAACTTACCTTTCTTTCTAAAAACAAAAGGAACACCAAGAGCACTACAAAGTGTTATAAATTGTTATGGTATACCATCTACGATATTAAGAGTTAGAGAGTTCGGAGGTCCTGATGTTAAAGGGAAGACAGGACAATTTCTTATACAACGTAAGTTTGACAGAGCATTAGTATTGTCAGGTAGTCAATACGTGACTACAAAATGGCCTAAGATTACCACACGCCCGAATACAGTACAACTAAGATTTGCTGGAGCAAATAGTGGTAGTGGATTACATAATAGATATTTGTTAGAAGCACAAGAGTCAAGTTCTAATACATTTAAGTGGGGTATACTACTTAGAGATAATGGTTCTGTTGATTCAAGAGGTTCGGTAGATTTTGTTCTATCAGGTTCTAATGGTTTCTTATCAGCTTCGGTTACAGACTTCCCAATATACGATACTCAGTTTAGTTCTGTTATGTTGACAAGAAAATCATCAAGTGGTGCAGAGTTGACAACGGATAGGTCTAATCAGAGTATTGACTACACATTATTTGCAAAACGATATGATGCAGGTAGGAGTAAGATTATAATAGAATCTTCAGCATCGATGACAATAACAGGTTCTACCTATAATACATCTTTCCATTCTGGTTCTAATAAACTATACATCGGTGGTTTAGCAAACGCTAGTGGTAAATCAGGTTACACCAAGTTTACAGGTTCTATGATGGAATTCAGAATGTGGAAGACTGCTCTAAGTGAATCTAAGTTTGATAATCACGTAGGTGCGCCAAACGCATTTAATGGTAATCACGCATCAGCATCGTTTACTGATTTGATTACAAGATTTTCATTTAATGATAATAAAGATTTAAGTAGTGATAAAAACATACCTGATGTTAGTGGTGACACAAGTTATACAGAGACAGGTAGTGCAGTCGGATTTGTAAACAATTCATTTACTAACATAGAAGAGGAACACAAACTATTAGTTCCAAATCTTGGACCAAACAGATTGATGAGTAGTAAAATTAGAATAGAAGATTCTAAATTGTTAAACAATCTTAATCCAAAGAAAAAGGTTGAACAATCATCTTTTGATTTAGCTCCTGTAGATTCTAATAAGGTTGGTGTATACTTTGCACCATCGGATGTTATTAACGAAGATATAATTCGTTCTGTAGCTGATTTGAATTTTGATAAATACATCGGAGACCCAAGAGACCAATTCAAACAAAGATATCGTGGATTGAAAAAGGTAGCTGAATCATATTGGCAAAAGTATACATCACCAAATAATTTTTGGGATTATATGAGACTGATTAAATATTACGATAATTCTATATTTGATTTAGCAAGAAAGTTTATGCCAGCAAGAGCTAACTCTACATTCGGTATTGTGATAGAGCCAAACATATTTGAAAGAAGTAAGGAAGTATTATACACCTCTATGAGCTTTGACAATATGTCGTTCAGAGGAAACATAGACTTAACACAATACGCTGTAGAAAATCTATTCTCAGCAAGTGCAGAATACAAAACATTTAATGGAACAATCGGATATGATAGTAATCATTCACAATCATTTGACTCTGATATATTCCAAAAACCATCACTATACAAGTTAGAGTCTATAGATAATCTTGGAAACTATGGTGGAACATATCTTACAGCTTCTGTAACAAGAGGAGGTCCTAATTACATATTTGGTGAGGGAGTTCAACCATTTGTTAGTGAGTCAAGATTATCAGAACATAATCAAGATTTATTAAAATTTTACACAAGTTCGTTAAGTGTATCTATAGCTAACGGATTTGGTGCTACATTTAAGTTAGATGGTAAGTATCAATACAGCTCATCATTTACAGGCTCAAGACATGATGCAAAATATGACCAATATTCTAACTTAGCAAATTTATTTTATGAGGGTTGTTTACAAACGATAGATACAACACCTGATGGATTTTCGCCAGTAGAAACTACTGATACGAAACAAACAAGACTTGTGGTTCAAGAACCAGGTAAGTCAAGATTAAAAACTGAAAGATAAATTAGATTAGTATATATTTATAACTAAGGTATACTATTCTAAAGATAAAATCACAAATTCGAAATAGGAGAAAACAAAATGGGTTATCTTGATAACACATCAACAACCGTAGACGCTATACTAACTAAAAAAGGTCGAGAGTTATTAGCAAGAGGCGGTGATGAATTCAAAATTACTAAGTTCGCACTTGGTGATGATGAAATAGACTATGGACTTTATGATGTAACTCACCCAAACGGAACAAATTCTTATGGTTCAGCCATAGAAAATCTACCGATGTTGGAAGCATTTCCTGATGAAAATCAGATTATGAGATACAAGTTGGTTACATTACCTAAAGGAACAAGTAAGATGCCTATACTTGAATTGCCAATACCATCAACTGGTTTGACATTCACAAGTGCAGGACAAAAATCAGCAATATCACCTGATACTAAGAATGGTTCAGACGCTCAGTTAGGATACACAGTAATCCTACATAACTCTGATGCAGCTGACTTAACTGTAGCAGCAGGTGGTGAAGTTGTAACAGGTGGAGCAACAACTCCAGTATTCTTGAGTGATGCAGAAAGAAAGAAGAGTATATCTGTAATCGGTAAAACTTTCTCACTTATCGCGAGAAGCACGACAGCAAAGATTGTAACTCAGATTACAATTATTGGAAACGAAACTGGCGCTGTAACTACAGTTCCTATAACAGTTAATAGTAACGCATAGGAGATAAGTCATGGCTGAAATTTTTACAAGATTTGATCCCGCACAAGATGTAGTGTCTAATCTAAGACAAACTGTATCTTCAGGTATGTGGAGTGGTGGTGTCGGAACACTTACAACATTCTTTACATCATCTACACAGAGTTCAAGTAACGGACAATATTACTATGATATGTATAAAACTGATCCCGCTAGTGATAGCGAAGCAGAGATACAATTTTCTGTAGCTTATGGTGACAGAAATGGTAGTGGTTCATTAGGACAGACTGGCAACTTCCCAAGTAAAGCTATCTACTCACAATACAGAAACTTACTCTTAACACCAGGTGATTCTAAATTCACATTTGGTGGTAGTGTAGATTCTGATAGAATCTATGTTCTAACTATGGGTAGAGCAAGACTTCGTGAGAAGATGGATCCAGGCAATTGGGAACTTCACTTGAGTGGTAGTGTTGGTATATCCGCAGGAAACCAATTATCACATACAGGTTCATTCATGAAACTGATTGATGATAGTGGTGCTACTACAAACCCAACTGTCAACGCAGGTGGTAGAGTATT